GGTGGGAAAAATTCCTGTTGATGAAAGTGCGTGAAATATGGGATGATGATTATTTCCATTTGGAACAGCGCCTGCAATTGAATGACGTGAAAGTCCGGCTAATTGATGATAAAACATTGGTTCGTGCCGGCAAATTAAACATTACACATGGCCATTATGTGTTCAAAGGTGTATTTGCGCCGGTGAACCCGGCCCGCGGCGCCTGGATGAAAGCAAAACACAACATTATTGTTGGCCATTTACACCGGCCATCACATCACCCGGAAGTTGATATCAATGGCAATATCACGGCGGCGTGGTCAACCGGTTGCCTGTGTGAATTGAAGCCGACATATTCGCCGATTGTATCCAATGCCATGCATGGTTTCGCGCATATTGTAGTGGAAAAAAATGGCGATTTTCGTGTGTTCAATCATCAAATCATTAACGGCAAAATCCTGTAATATGGCCGAAAACATTGTGATCGGTGATGAAAACGCCGAAAACGAACCGATTGCGGATGAAACGTATGTTGAGTACACCAGCGAAATGGAGTACATACAGGCGGCATACTACGCATTTGACATGTCGATAAACATTGACACGGCATTGTTGAACAAATCCGATGAACGGCGCGTCCAGCGTATGCGGCGCCAATCTTTGCGTATCGTATCGGAGTGTTTGAACGATCTTTACAATGAAATATTTGATGATGAAAAAACTGATAATTAGCGCGCTGATTTTTGCGCTGGCCGGTTGCTATACGGCGGAAAAGGCGGAACGTAAAATGATAAAAGCATACCGGAAACAACCTAAAACGGTGGCCGAGTTTACACGTGCAAAATTCCCATGTATTATCGGCAAAGACACCATTTTGCGCGTGGACACCACATATGAATTTGTTGAAATACTTTGTCCGGACAATCCAATCGATGGCGATACCATTTTGATTGATGTGCCGGGGCCTGTGCAATATTTGCCCGGACCGATCAAATACATGCCCGGCAAACTGCAATACGTCAAAACACCGACCATCACAAAAACGGTGACCAAATACGTGAAAGATTCGGCCGAAATTTACATTTTGACGCAAACGGCAAAGGAATGCCAGGCCGAACAAATAAAGGCCCAAAATAAGGCCACAAATCGCATGTATTGGATTTGGTGGCTGTTTATGGCCTTGACTGTTTCGTTATTGTTCAACTTTGTAAAATTTACTCGCAAATGAAAGCATCAAAACGCGGCATTGACCTAATCAAAAAGTTTGAAGGATTATTTTTGAACGCGTATTTGTGTCCGGCAAAAGTGCCAACCATTGGGTACGGATCCATCATGTGGCCGGATGGGCGCAAAGTTAAATTAGGCGAAAAAATAAGTTTGCAAGACGCCGAAAAATTGTTGGCGTGGGAAGTGGAACAAAAATCAAAGGCCATCCCGCCGGTATCCGGATTGAATCAAAACCAACAGGATGCATTGATCAGTTTTGCATACAATTTAGGGATTGGCGCATTGATGCGGTCCACATTATGGAAAAAAGTAAAGGCAAACCCAAATGATCCGACAATCCACAATGAATTCATGAAATGGATAAATGTGCGCCAGGGCAATAAATTGGTGCCATTAAAAGGATTGATCCGGCGGCGTGAAGCCGAATCAGCGCTGTATTTCGATAAAATGCCGTAATATTGCATTGCGTTTTTCTCATGTGTAATGTTTGCCCGCGTTTTACCGATGCGGGCATTTTTTATGTTTTTTTACGTGTATTTACTTATTTTGCACCCATAGGTATTTAGGATTAACCGGCCGGCGTTTCAACGTTGGCCTTTTTTATTAGATATTTTCTAATAAAAATGAATTTAGCCAATACATTATCGAAATTTTGCCCAATATGATAAACATATGTTTTTCATATGCAAATGTGGTGTATGTTTGTGTAACAAAACCAAAAAACAAAATTATGCCGATTCCACAACCAACACCGGGCGAAAGCCGCGAGGAATTTATCAGCCGTTGCATGGGCGATTCCGTTATGAACACCGATTTTCCGGAACAGGATCAGCGCTATGCCGTATGCATCCAGCAATTGAAGGATGAAATGCGTGAAACCGTTGAAACCATCCGCGATTACGTTAACCGTATAAATACAGCAAAAAATGAAAAATAAAACATCCAAAACCGACATTGCAATCATCATTTTAATCATCATTGCATGCATATGCGGCAATGCCATCATTTCCTAAACCAATCAACTAAACACACATGAAAAAAACGATCACCATCCAAAAAACACACACAATCGACATTGAACACGAAATCCCATTGCCATATTTTTTCTATGAGGACAAACATAAAATATGGGGATTATTTGAAAACCATGTCATTTGCATTTATGGTTACGGTGACATGCCCGGCATCAATTTTTATGATTGGGATGATTTTGAAAGAAAAATATTGCCGCCGTTTGAATTGTCAAAATTACCGGAATATGCAATGGCTGATCGGTATACATTTATCAGTAAATTAAATAAAATAAAGCATGAAATCGAGCAAATTGGGGCGCAAGCCAATGCAGCCAAAGGAACGGAAAACACAAATATCAATTTATGTGAAGGATAAATACATCACCGAATTGGGTGGCATGGAAAAACTAAAATCCGAACTACAATGGTATATTATCAAAAACTATCAGGAAAGGACATCACAATCGTTGCATACCAGCGACCAGGCAAACGCATGATTGTTGAATACACGGTGGATGATAAATATGATTGCATATCGTTTGATCAATCCGATTTTATGCAATACCTTAAATCATCCGGCAAACTGACTGATGCGGAAGCCAAATCAAAAAACCTATATTTCAAAAATCGCTATTTTGGTCAGGTATCCGCTGACATCCACGAATACATCCGGATGCTAATTGATAAACACATCAACGATTCAATCATAAATTTATGATCACATTTATCATCGTTCAAATCATCATCATCATTGCCATTTGGAAATTTTACGGCAACATCATCAAAAGTGAACTGAACAACAAAAAATCAACTAAAATCAAACGCGAATTTTATGCAAAACTACATTCTAAACATTCCCGCTAAACAGGTCACGTTCCTGGACAACCGGTTTTATCAAACCGAATCGGGCGAATTCCTGCCATCAGTTACCACAATATTGCAAGCGTATCCAAAGGATGCCGGATATTTCAAATGGCTTAAAGAGGTCGGCGAAGAATCCGACACGATCCGCGATGAAGCCGGCCGCCGCGGTTCTATTGTCCACACATTAACCGAACAATACGACAATGGCGATGAAGTGTCATTGCTGGATGATTACGGCCGTATTGGCTACAAAATGGGCGAATGGGCCATGTTTGAACGGTATGTCGAGTATTCGCAACGTTTTCAGCCGGAAATCGTATTATCCGAAACAAATTTTATCAATCCGGATTTGGGGTTTGCCGGCACTATTGACCGCGTTGTCAAAATCGATGGCAAAACATACCTAATTGACATCAAAACATCCAATGCCATCTATGATTCGTATTGGCTGCAATTGATGGCATACAAACGCCTGATCAATGCGGCATATGGCAAAAATGTGATTGATGAATGCGCCATCCTATGGTTGAACGCCAAAACACGAACAAACGGCAAAGCCGGTGACATCCAAGGCCATGGATGGCAAATGGTGGTTCACGGCCGCAGCCGGTCGGAGGCCAAAGATTGGGAACTATTCGAAGCCACACACAAATTGTGGATTGCCCAAAACGAGGCCATGAAACCAAAACAAATCACCTACCAATTAACACATAAAAAATAAAACCCTGGCATGGTACTGCCATTTTTAATTATGGGCGCTATACAAAACAATTCGGCCAAAATTTACCTAACCATTGCCGAAGGAAAAATTTGCCGACAATTCACAGAGCAAACACCGACATCCAAACAGCGGATCACTAAATCGGGTAAGTTAGTGCATGAGGAATTTTACAAAGGATGGACCGGTAAAATCAAAGATGTATTTGTCAATGATGGCGAATACGGCAAACGATGGATTGTTGTGATTGATGATGGCGAAAACGTAGCCAATTTACAATTCAACTATTCATCCGGCTATGCCAGCACATTTTTGAAGGCGTTGCCCAATGTGGACCTATCCCAGCCGGTGGAAATCGAACCATCCATGAAAATAGATGGCGATAAAAAACGCGTTTCGATATTCATGCGGCAAAACGGCCAGCCAATCAAATGGGCGTTTACAAAGGACAACCCGAACGGATTGCCGCCGATGGAAAAACTAAAAGTTAAAGGCGTTGAAACATGGGATGATACCAAAATGATGGAATTCCTTGAAATACAGGCCAAAAATCATTTGAACCCTGTGATGCCGTTTTAATCACCCAAATGGGGCCGTTTCGGCGGCCCTATTTTATAAAATACAATCATGAAAGCATTGGCAATTTGGGATGATGTCACCGAACAATACGAATACATTTATGTGCAATCCACAATGGAGGCGATCAACATCATGGATGATTTTATGATCGGTTCCGGCGCCTATTCGCTGAAAATTGGATCAAAACATTGCGTTTCAAATTGCATCGGTATAATTGCACAATTTTACAATGATTTCCATTGCATAAATGATTGCGCGTACTTTATGGTGTACAGGGATATGTACACGGCATTAAAGGACCAAAAAAAATACACCGTTTAATTATGTTACAAACCATTATTCAATTCATCCTGATCACTTTTGGCACGTTGGCGTACTTATACGCATTTTTGGCTATGGTCATCAACTTATTTACACCATTTGATATGAAACGCATGATATTTAACACATTGGTTTCGCTGTTCGTATTATGGGCCATATTCGCATTTTTATATTGGCAACACTATCCAGGCGAATGGGCCGAACGCGACCGCAAAACATTCATTTTCCTGGCATTACTTACACCGGGCGTCACATTTTTAACTAAACCAAAACAATGAAACTACGCCAATACCAAACCGACATCGCTATCGAAGCTGCGGCAAAGTTGCACAAATACGGCATTGCATACCTATCCATGCAAGTGCGGACCGGCAAAACAATCACAGCAATGGAGGCCGCAAAGCAATACGGCGCCAAATGCGTATTGTTTGCGACTAAAAAAAAGGCCATCGGATCAATTGAATCCGACTACATGGCCAACTATCAAAACGCATTCACCATGTATTGCGTGAATTATGAATCATTGCACAAACTGCCAATTAATGTCACGTTTGATTTGGTGATCCTGGATGAGGCGCATTGTTTAGGGCAATACCCTATCCCGGCAAACCGGACAAAGGATTTGAAGGAATTGTGCCACAATTTGCCAATCATTTACCTATCCGGTACACCGACACCGGAATCATACAGCCAACTATTTCATCAATTGTGGGTTTCATCATTTTCGCCGTTTACACACCGTAATTTTTATCGATGGGCCGATGAATATGTCGAGGTGAAAAAAAAATACCTATACAACCGCGAAATCAACGACTATTCAACCGCTGACAAGTCAAAGATTGACAACGAAACAGCGCATTTGTTTATATCCTACACACAGGAACAGGCCGGATTTGAACAATATGTCCAGGAACAAATACACACCATTCCAATGGATCCCATGACATATGAAATGGCTAAACGAATCCGCCGTGATCGCATCATCGCATTTCGCACCGGAGGGTTTGTCGAGGCCGACACGGAAGTGAAACTAATGAACAAACTGCATCAAATTTATTCCGGCACCGTGATCCGCGAACAGGGCGAACCGCTGATTTTTGACCGGTCCAAAATGAAATATATCATCCATCGGTTCACAGGCAAAACGGCCATTTTTTACAAGTTCAAAGCGGAACGCGACATGATCGCCGATGAACTTAAAGCCGCCGGCATCCAGGTGACCGATTCGCCGGAAATATTTGCCGCCAATCCCAACATGTGGTTTTACTCACAAATACAATCCGGCCGCGAGGGGATCAACCTATCAGCCGCCGATGATTTGGTGATGTACAACATTGATTTTAGCGCCGTATCTTATTGGCAGGCCCGGGCGCGAATGCAATCAAAGGACCGCACAAAAGAAATCATTGTCCATTGGCTGTTTGCTGATAAAGGCATTGAGCCGCGCATCTACAAAGCCGTATCCGACAAAAAAGATTACACATTGTCTTATTTTCGTAAAGATGAGAAAATACAACCAATCCATCATTGACAAAATTTGTCAAATGTATCCAAACACCAAAACGGATGTAATTGCCCGCAAATTTAACATGGAGGCCGTTACCGTTTACAAAATCGCATCGGATCACAACATCCGCAAATCACCGGGATACATGTCCAAAATGCACAAACGTACAAGCCAAAACCTAAAATTGGGCGCACATACACGGTTCACACCTGGACACACACCATTCAACAAAGGCAAAAAAATGCCAGCCGAAACAAAGGCCAAATTAAAATTTTTCGACAAAGGCCATGTGCCGCATAACATTCGGCCGGATTTTTCGCAACGTGTTTCAAATGATGGTTACGTTGAAATAAAAGTGCCAAACAAAGGATTCCAACTAAAACACCGTTATTTATGGGAATCGATACACGGCGCCATTCCACACGGTTGTATTGTCACGTTTATTGATGGCAACAAAATGAATGTAAAAATCGAAAACCTGCAATTGATCACAAAACGCGAAAACATGAACCGCAACAACATCAACCGGTTGCCACAGGAACTGATCAACGTGATCAAACAAAATAGTAAACTAAAAACCCATATAAATGCGAAACAAAATCGATGATCTTCGAAACCATCTGTTTGCCACAATTGAATCATTGTTGGATGAAACAAACCCAATGGACATTGACCGGGCAAAAGCCATTTCCGATGTGGCGCAAACAATTATCAATTCCGCAAAGGTCGAAGTTGATTTTTTGAACAAAGTTGGCGGCAATGGCACCGGATTCATCCCGGAAAATAAGCAATTGAACCAATAACACAAACCACATAAAACACAATCATTATGTATGAGAAAGACATACAGCGGGACATTGTCGCCTATCTTGAAACGCGTGGATGGTACGTTGTCAAACTGATCCAAACCACAAAAAACGGCATCCCTGACCTAATAGCGTTAAAGGATGGCATCGCCATATTTATTGAAGTCAAACGGCCAAATGGCGTACTTTCGGACCTTCAAAAGTACCGTTTACATCAATTATCCGACATGGATTTCCATTGTTTTGTTATATCAAACCTAAATCAACTACAACATGCAATTACTGACATCAGCACAAAACTACCTGAAAAATGGCCTTTCGATTATTTCGACTGATGCCAACAAACGTTCCGTTTTTCCGTGGAAACAATACCAACAAACCGCACCAACCGAACAGCAATTGCAACAATTGTTTGCACATCACAAAGTGCAAGGCATCGCCGTGATATG